AGCATTCTTCTGGTCTTTGTCCTCAATAAACTTATCAAGTAACCCTGTTACTGGGCCGACCAAACTAGCTACTATGCTCATACTTAGCTACCTCAATAAAACTAGGGGCCACCGTAGCAGCCCCCAGCTAAATGATTGTTACTTAGGAACAACCAAGGTGACACCTGACTCAGGACGAAGTACGTTTACACCGTACAAAGTATCTGAAGTAAACAGGTTAGCCAAGAACTCTTGCTTGTACTGAGTCTGTGAGCGAACTCCCAGTTGTTCAGCCATTACAATTGCATCCTTCTGGAACAACAGAGCGCCCAGAGAGTCTACAGAGGAAGCAGAGTTAGCAGCAGCAGTTTCAACAACAGGGCAGTTGGTGCTAACATATACGTCAATGCCGTACAGTTGACCAATCTGACCGCCGGGAACCTGACCGTTGTTTACAAAGTCAGAGCTAACGTAACGATCAATACCCATGATGGTGTTACGTACTGAAGGAGGAATGACAAAGCAGCGGTTCTCCATAGGAACATCAGCATCGTCTAGCTTTTGGATCAGACCACGGAATGCAGCATCAGTGAATACGTCAGCAGGAACAACCGTGTCAGCCGTGTAGGTAGACAAACCGTTGGTAGCGTCTGCGAAGAACGTACCGCCGTTGTTTAGGTAAGTCGTAGAAGACGTACCAGCAGAACCAAGGCCAGTAGCCAAGCTGTGCAGGTCAGTGTCAACTTGCTTCGCCAAAGCGTAGCCAGCATCTTCCGTGTAGAACTGACGCAGTGAGCTAAGAGCCTGTACGTCGGTAATGTCTTCAATCAAACGTGAGTATTCAAAGTGCTTGTCAATAGAGATCTGCACTTCACCTTCCGTAGCGTTCTGAACCGTTACAGCAGTGTTCTCAGCTTTAGCGTGAGCGTCACCACGGACAGGCTTAGGTACATGGATGGTATCACCCTTCTTGCCAGCCATAGACATCTTCTTGACAAGGTTTGCCAATACGAGGTTCTTCTGGTAGGCTGCAACAATCTCGTCACTCCAGATTTCTGGAATAAAAGTAGCTGCGCTAGTGTTGTCAACGAACCCGCCAGTTGCGGGATATGTGGAATCAGTCATAATAAATATCTCCTAAGATATACTATCTGACCCGTTTTTCTGCGTATGCCTTCATAATCTCTGGTTGTAGAGCAGCATAGCGATCAGGGTCGGTTCTCATAAGGTTAATAATGTCTGCGCGTCGGTAGATCTTCTTAGGTGCTGATTCAGTGCTACCACTAGCATTGCCAGTAGAAGCTGCCTTAACTGCTTGTTTACGGGATTGCTCCTCTACAGCGGCAGTCTGCTGTACAATGTTCTGTCGCTCTTTCCATAAGCTAAATAGCTCATCAGCGGACTCATGATCGTACTGCTGGTCTGCTGCTACAAACAGCTTAGTCCTAACATTGGATGCTTTAATCCACTCCGCAAAGTTAGTATCCTGCAAGATTTGTTGCATATCAGGGTGCTTACGTTGTAGCTCTGATAATGCAGCACTTGCTTTGTACTGTTGCGTTACGGCTTCAGCCTCCTTAATCTTAGGGTGGTTTTGAATCGCCCTATCTACAGCCTTATCAGGGTCTGTAAACCAATCTACTTCTTCGTCTTGTTGGGGTGCTTCTTTAGTATCTTCTGTGAGTTGTGTCTGGATATACGTATCAACAACCTTACGTAGCTCACCTACTTCAGAACTCTGTCGGCCCAATAGCTTCTCAGCTTCTTGGTGCATCTGTACAAGTTCTTCAGCAGACTTACCTCTGTACTTGTCGGGGATCTCAGGTTCCTGTGGTTCAGGAGTTTCCTGTTGTTCCTCTACTTGTGCAAACATATCTAGTTGCTGTTCGTCTTGGTTATCCTGTTGACGCTCAGGTTCAATAATCTTAGCCATTATTAACTCCGTACCTTAGTATTGTGGAGATGTTTAGTATGAAGGTTCTCTATTAGGAGGTTTGCCTTCGCTCATGTGCCATGTGCTGCTCCCGGCGTTTGACCCACCTGTCATGTGCATCAGGGAAGTCTCCACTGATACCTTCAAGGTTAGATCTCACTGGGGAGATAACACGTTTAGCGTCCAATCCACAACTGCACCTAGAAGTTGTAACATCAGACTTAACTAAATCTTCAAACAGTTTGCCACAAGGACATCTAAAATCAAACAATCTCATCGACAGGTTCTTCTGTTTCTGCTTCAGAGTGAGAGTTTTCAATCTGTGTTTCAAGATTTAATATAGTTGCTAGGATAGCTAATTGACCTTTACGAAAGTTCAGGTTATCGTTATCCGTAGTCATTTCTACTGAGTTGATCTGTCCAACATTACTTTGTAGGTCAGAGATTAACTGTTTCCAGCCTTCTGATCTAAACATAGCAAAGTAGTTGTTGAAGTATGTTTCTAACTCTTGAGTCATAGTATTTTACCTTTGTTAAAGAATACTGAATGTACGATAAGTACCTATATATTATATCATACTTTTTCGTGTTTGTCAAGTGTTATTTTACTAAATATCCAATTAAAATTGCTAGGGTCATAGGTATCAGGAGTACCAATACTGCTATCACAGAACCTATTTCTCTAACGTCCTTCCAAAATTTCTTCTTGGCTGCTGCTTTTCTGGTTAGTTCTAGTTGCTTGGCCTTCCTAGCTTCAGCCATAGCAGCCATTGCCTCCTTATACAAGTCACCGTTACCACTCACGGTAAACAGGTCACGTATCTCCTTCATAGTGTCTTGTATCTGTTTTTTAGCAAGCGCAGCTTTAACAGCATCGCCTTCAGACAGCTTGCCTTCATTCTGCGCTCTTGCTAACTCAACCTCTGCACCGCCAAGTGTCGATAGAAAACTAGAGATACTTGAGATGTCATTGGTTGTCTCAGCTACACGCTTAATAGCGGATGTTGCAGCGTTAACACCAGCGACAATTGCACTTATCTCTGCTATCATTGTTACTTCTTCTTTTTAGCCATGCGTTTTTTAGCTTTAGCTGCTGCTGCTTTACCTTTAGGGGTATAGCTGTACTTCTTTCCACCTACCATTGGCATTTTACTTTCTCCTTGATTTAGCGCCAGAACATTTCCAACGCTTACGTGATAAGTTATTGGGTGTGTTAGGGTTATTCTGCTTCTTTTTAGGCAGACGTTTCTTGATACCTAGTGACCTAGCGCAGTAGCTGTCGCCTTTGCTAGTCCCCGGTTTTACCCTAGACCCACCACCTTTAGCTGGGCCTGCCTGACCGTAAGATACTTTCTTACCGCTAGACGTTACTTTTACTTTTGCTTTACCTTTACGTGGACTAGGCATTACGCCGCCTTCTTGTTCGGTAGTTTCTTAACATTCTTTGCCTCTAACTCTTTAATCTTAGCTTCTAGTTCTTCAAACTTCTTGTTAACTTGATCTACTATTTGAGTTAGCTCTGTACGTGTTACAACCATAGATTATCCTCTTACTACTCAGGTTTAGGGTATTTGTTTTTAACTGCTTGGATGCGAGCTTTCCATGCGTCGAAGTCATGGAACATCTCGTCAAGCTGGTCAGTCAAAGCTCCGTATTCTGCTTGGCGGTTCATAAAACAAACTTCTAAAGCTTGTGCTGCTTCTGCCGCAGCAATTTGTTCTTCAGTTGGCTCTGGCGCAAGCTCATCAGGGGTTAGCTCAATAAGCTCGCCGTCTACCATTTTAAATTTACCTGTGCTCATTTTGTTCTCCTATGAAGTTGATAAGCCGTAGAGGGTGAACTTTCCTGACACCATGCCCTCACTGGCGCTAGTGATGACGCTGTTACCGTTTGTCATTATGAATTTAATTTTGGTCGGGGCTGTTTGTTTGTTGGCTGTGTTAGACGCTGTGAGGTGTAGCCAGCTAATGCCCTGATCCCCCTCTTCAGTTTTGTGAAAATACATTTTGCTGAAGAACTGAGACCCTGAACTTGTCCAGCCAACCTTCCCAAACGCTGGCGGGTAAGGTGAACTCACAGATATGTTAGCCTTATGCTTCATTATTTCTGGATAAGACTTGGTTGTGAGCTGCTGCCCATAAAAAGCTTGAGCACCAGTTTGTGGAAAGTATTGGGTTCTGTAGGTGTAATTTCCGGTTACATACCCAGAGCCGTAATCAAAAATCAAAGCAACCTCGGGGTTTGTCCCCCAAGTTGAATTAGCTCCTATCTCAAGACCTGTAATCCTAACCTCGTACTCGTCGTAGCTGCCTAGGCTCGTGAATTCAAGCGAATGAACCTCAGAAGAAATAGTCGTTGTGGCTATTTGCGTCCACCTTCCACCACCACCTCCCCCACCAGCAGCATCCTCCCAAGCTACACCAGAGCCAGTACTAGTCAGTACTTGCCCATCAGTACCTTGAGACCCACCAACGGTTAAGTTTGTTAGAGCAACAGTGCCAGCGCCTACGATGCCATTGCCAGTTAAATCAAGATTGTCTCCAGAAGGTAGTTCTTTAAGTGCAGCAACACCTGAACTGTCAACAATTAAGGGAAATCTGTTAGCCATTGTTTAATCCTATGAAGTTGATAGTCCGTAAAGAACGAAAGTTCCTGCCTGTAAAGATCCGCTGTCTGGGTCAAATTTAATTTTAGCAATCGTATCTGATGACCCCGGAGAGACATAACGAGCCATTAAGTGTTGAAACCCAGCGCCGTTGCTGGCATGTTCATCCGCTGTACCAATCATGCCGTAAAGCACTGGCTGCCCCGGCACGTTTGTAATGTTTAATGTTCCAAAAGCGTTTCCGTTTGTTGAGTTAACTGTGCCTCCCGGAAACGCATGAATGTAGCTTGTGCTTTGATTGCTACTCGAAGTAGTGCTTGATATGTTGCTGCCATAGCCCGTCCGCCCAAACATTAAACTTTCAGAATAGCTGCCGCCTGATGTAGTCATATAAATGTTTACCCATCTATTTGTAGTGCCAAGATTAACGCCAAAGTATCTTAAGACATATTCAGTGTAGCCACTAAGTGAGATTTCTACGGAAGATAATGAGCTAGTAACTGTGCTTGTTGATATAAGAGTCCAAGCGCCACCTCCCCCACCAGAAGCTGCGTCTTCCCATGCTATGCCAGAGCCAGTTGAGGTAAGTACCTGCCCGTCTGTGCCTTGAGATCCACTAATACTAATACTTGAACCAGTAAGGTCTAAGTTATCGCCGGAAGGCAGTTCTTTAATTGTTGTTCCATCAAGAGTTAACGGAAATCTATTAGCCATTACTATATTCCTACTAAATGATTCTGTGTTCTACCTGCAACAACAAAGAATGTTCCTGTTGCTTTTAGCGTTAAGTTACTAGACCTACTTTGTAGTACAAACAAGTCAGCGTTTTGTAGTGTAACATCTCCAGACCTAGCTGTCACAGTTGTTAGTTCTGAAGGATCAATAACTGATGAACCTGAACGATTTAGTATCTGTGTTATTGCAGTAGTTGCTGTTCTACTTACGGCAACTAAAGTTGAAGAAGAAGCTGAGTTTAATACTGATGTCCCTGCTCTGTTAAACACAGCACTTATGACACTGTTTAAAGCTCTACCAAATATTGTTAATGTACTAGAAGTAGAGCCAGAACCAGAACCCGCTGGCCCTTGTGCGCCTGTGGCTCCCTGAATACCTTGTGGCCCCTGAGCACCTGTAGCACCTGTGGCACCGTCGTTTCCATCCTGACCGGCTGTTCCGGCTGGCCCTTGTGGGCCTGTGGCTCCTGTGGCTCCTTGGATTCCTTGGATTCCTTGTGGCCCTTGAGCACCATCTGCTCCATCATTTCCATCTTGTCCAGCAGCACCTTGGGGGCCGGTGGCTCCGGTAGCCCCATCCTGTCCGTCCTGTCCGTCAGCACCGTCGTTTCCTGCTGGGCCTTGGGCACCTGTAGCGCCGGTTGCTCCCTGTGGGCCTGTCTCGCCTTGTTCTCCTCGTCCACCACCACTAGAGTAGACAACTGAACTACCTTTAGTTCCACTAGCTGCGCCTAGCTCATCCAATGATCCTGCATCAATAGTAGAGCCATCCGTCATGGTGCATACTAAATGACCATCTATGTCTAGCTCTACGGAGGATATGCCTAAACCTTTAGGGCCAGCTTTACCATCTTTACCGTCTGTACCGTCCTTGCCGTCCCTACCGTCCCTACCGGGAACACCGTCCTTACCGGGGACTCCTTGTGGCCCCTGTGCCCCCTGTGGCCCTTGAGCACCTGTGTCTCCTTTAGGGCCAATCTGCTTTGTTATAGCATTGATCTTAGACTCTAAAGAGTCATAGATTGCTGCTAACTTTAGATCAGGATTAATCATTAAGATAGTCTGTTAAGAAGCTGCTGCTCTGCTTGAGCACTCTGCTCTTGTTGCTTACCTTGGGTTTTTAATGTTTTCTCTTTTAAGTCTATATCCTTCTCTTTTAAAGCTATGTCTGCAATCTTTAGCCTACGCTCAAACTCTTTATCGTCAGCAGTACCTGCCTTCAGATTATTAGTGGCAGCTTTAATCTTATCAATTTCAAGCTCATCAGGTAGCAACTGAGTTTCCGTAGAAATCTTCTGCGCTCTAGCACTAGACTCCTGTGCCTGACCGTTGAGTGCTGCTGTCTGTGACTGCTGGAAGGCCATCTGTGCCTGCTGTACAGCTTGCTGCATCTGTTGTTGCTCTTCAGTAGGTTGTGATGCCTGCTCTGCCTGAGCTAACTTAGCCATCAGTTCTTCACGGTTAGACAGGTTCATATTGTCAATGATTGACTGAATCAACGTGTTGTACAGTGGAGACTCTTGAGACATCGTTTGCAATAGCTGCACAAGTTGTGTTACTTCGTACTCACGAGCAATAATACCTAGAGTAGACGTAGTGTTAAACTTGTAGTCCTTGACAGGGTAGTTCTCTGGGTCAAACTGCATGTAACGACAAGCAGCCATCTTAACAAAAGGAATCAAGAAGGACTGTTGGAAGTTAATCAAAGTACGCTTGTGACGCTTGATAATTGCACCAAGAGACATACTGATACCAGCAGCCGTAGCGTCACCGTTTATACTACCGGGAATACCAGCGGAGTCAATAGCACCTGTAGACATCTGAACCATCTTCTGTAGTTCCGCTGCCTGTGCAAATGTAATCTGACTAACCTGACCAAAGTTGAATGGGTTGATGACAGACTTAGGGTCGCCGTTGGTCAACAAGATCTTACCGGGGCGTACTTCCGGCCTAGAGCCTCTAGGGAGCCGTGTAGCGTCCATAGCCATCATTGGATGCACAGTTAGTGCTAGAGCATCAATACGTGCCCGAAGCTCTGTGTCAAGTGCTTTCTGGCTGTTGTAACCCTTCTCACACACACCACGTCCCCAGAACCTGCCGGGAACTACATCCCAAGGAAAGGCTACTACAGGACGATCCTGCATCATGTATGGGTTAGCTTCTGCTTTTAGTAGGATG